AAATCGTGGCTCAATATATCAAGTGCGCTCAGGAAAAACTTGGAAGAACTACTAACGTAACAACTCGGCAAAGAACTGGTTTTGCCTAACGAGCAAGACTGAAGAAAATCGATACGATGAGATCGCCCTCGCGACATTCAACGACCCTCGCTTCAAGAAGATGAACGAGCGTTTAGGTCTCACCGAAAAGGATTTGCGAAAGGCAGCAAAAGCACAAAACATGGTAACTTTCTACGGCGCGGGTGAGAAGACAGGAATACTGAATGTTGAAGGCAAGCTAGCTAAAGCACTCGGAAGGCAATCCGACACGCTGGTGGTGAAAGCTTCCGAGAGAGATGTGGTTCTCAACGAGATCTCAGCCAGGGCCGCTCGTTACGAGAAGTTCAATCCCGAATTGGCCTCGGAGCTCAAGAGACTCCGTCAAGACGTCAGAGATGTCTTCAACAAAGGCGTGGATCCCGGCGACGACATAATGGAGCAGCTGTGGTTCTTGGACCCCTCCACCCGAGAGCTCGTGGAGAAGATGTCGCGTAACTACACCAAAGTCGTCACACCCGATGACTTTCGAGCCATCGCCAAGATCATGAGCGAGGAGCTGGCGGAGCAAGTGCCCATCCTCAAGGACTTCACCCGATTCTTCGGGAGACTGGCGGAAGACTTTCTCAAGGGCGCTAAGCCCTCGAATGCCGCCTTTGACTTTAAGAAGATCGCCGAGATAGCCGCACTTCCGAAAGGCTCACCGGGGTTCAAACTCCCGAAACACGTCGCCAGACTTATGGGGATGGAGCCGGATCGGACGTACGCTAAAGATGTCATGGAGCGGTTGCCCTTCTGGCAAAAGGACGGAATCTTGTCTAAAATGATATTCGGCGTGACTGACTCAGATAACCGCAGGACGGGCGTCAAGTATTTCAAGAAGAAATTGCTGGGGAAAACCATCTCAAGCGGTTTTGAGATATTCTACGCCAACAAGCTCCCCAAGAGCTGGACCAATGTCCCCTGGGTGAACTTCGACGGGAAAACCATTGAGCAGAACTTCACTCAGTCGTTTGAAGAGAGATTGGTCTACAAGGGCAAAGACGGCAAATGGGTAACGAATATTGTACAGGTACAGCAGAAAACGGAGGCGACATGGATCGATGCGCTCACCGGCGAAACCGGAAAGATCAACGACATCGCCGATGCCACTAAAGCCCGCACCGCTTTCGCAGTAAACGGTAGGTAATTGCCGTTTTAAAATTCCGTGAATTCAGGGGACACCCCAAGTGGGCAATCCTGAGCCAAGCTCGTCTCGGAAGAGACTTGAAGGTGCAACGACTAGGGTACACCATCCAGAACGGATGATGAAACCCGTAGGGTCTAAGTGGACCCGAAGCGCGGAACATCTCAAACAGAGATGATGATATAGTCTGATCTGCATGGCAACATGCAGGCTCTTTTAACTTTAAAAGACAGTGGAGTCTAACGCACTTCATTTAACATATTGAATCACTCAAACGACGCCGTGATTGTGAAGAAGTTTCACCTGTGGGGTAAGAAAGCGAACATCCCCACGAGCACAATACATGATGCTTTCTTCACCAGTGCCGCCAAGATGCTCGAAGCACGCAGTGCCCTGAGAGGCATATATGCTGAGACGCTGGGCAACAACGTCATCGAGATGACCCTCAAGGAGATGCTCAACAGAGGTCTTTCAAGAAAGCTTTACGAGCAATACAGAGAGGAAGCCATCGAAGCCGGTCTTATCCCGGTGCCCGGCAGATCTCGCGTTGGTGGAAAGCTCTTACGGGAAGAAGACATTCTAAAAGTAAAGGACATCCTTGAGGAGATCCCTCCAGGGTTCAAATCGAATCGAAGTTGGTATGGCGTTGGTTGATGTTCAAAATCACCAATTCGACTTTCAGATAAGCTTAGTCCAGCCCGTTAAATTAAAGGAAAGGGTCGACCCTCGTGGTCTACCATGAACTTTTGATTTTAGGAGTCATCTAGTCCTTGTTGATTTATTAATCAAACAAAATGATCAGATGCTCTGATGATTCTCAGACCGGGGAAGAATTCCCTGGTCTTTTATACTTAGACGAAGCTGTGCTTCACACCACCCGATTGAGTTGTACTCAGAGGTAATAATGACTGATCCAGTAACCCCACCAGAAACTCCCCCGGCCACCCCGCCTGAGACGCCTGACATTCCAAAGGACGTTCTTGACAAAGCGGTGGAGGCGGCATTAGCGCCTATCAAGGCAAAACTTGATGACGCGTACGCTAAGCGGGATGAAGCCTTAACGAAGGCGGCTGCGCAAGAGCAGAAGCTCAAAGAAGTTGAATTACAACGTCTGCGTGATGAAGGTAAAGAAACCGAGGCGCTTCAGAGTGAGCTAGACGCCCTGAAAGCAGAAGCCAAGGCGAAGGATAACCGCATTGTCGAACTGAGCCGAAACCAGGAAGTCGACAAAGAGCTGTCCGCATTTACTTTCCGCAATGCGAAATCACGTAAGATGGCATTTTCTGATATCGTCGACGAGCTCGTCCAAGACGAGAAAGGCGTATGGAAGCACAAAAGTGGCAAAGCTCTCAGTGAGTACGTCAAGAGCTTCTCAGAAGATGATGATAATTCTTTTCTGTTCAAAAGCAGTGAGTCCAACGGTGGAGGGCTAACAAAACCGAAAATCTCTCCCAACTCTGACCGCAAAACTTCAGTCTTCGATCTGTCTCAAGACGAAGTGATCAAGCGTGCAGCGGAGGGCACACTACGCAATAAGGAATAACCATGTCCGTAACTGACAATCTGCCGGGTGCAACCGAGTACGTCCTTCAGGAAGCCATCTCGGCTTACTCTGACGAAGCATACACTACTGCTCGTAAGCTGTCCGGCACAGCGCTCGTAGGCGGTAACCCGCTGATCGACAAGAACACAGAAACATTCGTGGGTCAAATGCGTTGGTTCACGCCGCTGAACCCTCAGATCAACGTCGCCTCTTTGACCGACTCCGCCGACGGCGCACTGACGTCCTACGGTTCCGACTACCTGCGATATGTTAAGACTGTCCGCACCCACGGTGCCAAGAAAGTCAACATGCAGCAAGTCGTCACCCAGCAAGATGGCCTGGCGAAGATCGGTCGTGACTTCGGCGAGACCAAAGCGCAGGATGAGCACAACAGCATCTTGTCCGTACTGAAAGGTGTCGCCATCTCCGAAGCTCTCAACGGTGCAGCTGCCGGCTCCGGCGCAACAGGTCTCGGGGGTCAAACCTTCGACAACGACCCCGCCGACAAGAAGTACGGCTTCTACGTGGACCTGGGTGCCGATAAAGTCGTGAAGAGCGCCACCACTTCTTCTCAGGGTGCGCAACGCGCTGAGGCGTTCCTGCAGGCGTTCGGGATGGCGTACAAGGACTATGAGCCGGAATACGCATACCTGATCACCACTCCTGAAGTATTCGCGTCTCTGCGTTCAGCCAACCTGGTGGATCAAGATCGGGTGACCGACGGCAGCGTCAGCTTCAACACCATCTTCCAGGGCAAATTCCGGATCATCCAATCCCGTGCCTCTCAAGGTTTCGGTGCCGGTGAGCTGACTCAGCTGAACACAGGTCCGGGCGTCGATATCGTCGGCACCAAGACCTCTTTCATTGTGCTGCCGGGCGCAATGGCCATGGAGCAGTTGAGCGTCCCCGTGCCCACTGAGATTGACCGTAATGCAAGCTCCTACAAAGGTGGCGGTCACTCCTCTATTTGGTACCGCTGGGGCTACGTCCTTGCGCCTGCCGGCTATGATTGGCAGGGTAGCCAAGAAGCATTTCCGACCGACGCCGCATACCGCTCCGTTGTAGAGAATGGCACCCCGATCCTTCTGAACGACGCCACCGCCGCTCTGGCTGACACCGTCGGCACCTGGGGTCGCAAGACAGCCTCTGCGCTGTCACTCGGTATTCTCCCCGTATTCCATAGCTAAGGAGCAACCATGGGACTTGTCAAAGGAGTCAACTCACTCGCTGTCCCGTCAGAAGCCGACGAATACTTCTCGACTCGCATAGAGAGTGAAGAGTGGTTCGCGGTCAACTATGACAAGAAGGCAGCGGCTCTAGTGAGCGCCACCGGCATCTTTGACGAGCTCCGGTGGATTGGAGTCGCCGCCAATGACACACAGTTGACGGCATTCCCTCGGAGAGGGCAGTACTTTGACCCGCGTCTGGGTAAAATGGTGGTGTTGGACGGTTCTGAAACTCCCCGCAGGGTATTGCAGGGCTTGTTTGAGTTGTCGCTTCACTTTCTGATCAATGAAGGCATCACGAACGACACCGGCAGAGTCGACACTTTGAAAGTCAGCGGCATTGAGTTGCGCGACATCAAAGCAGCTTCCGAACTGCCGTCGTCCGTGAGACGTGTGATACGACCTTTATTGGTGAACAACGGCAGCGTACACTGGTGGAGGGCTAACTGATGGGCTATTCCAGCATGATTGACAGCAAGTTGGCTTTGACGTACAAACAGTTGAAAGACTTGGCTGAGGAAGTTGTATTCGTGACCAACGAAGTCGGTGAATTCGATTTTGGCAGCAGCGAGCCTTCTGTGCAAGCTTCCCCTGATAGAACCGTCAAAGCCATTCGCTTGAATGAGAAGAAAGAGAAAGGTGTCAGAAAGATGGAGCTGTTGTTCAAGACAGCTGAACTGCCACTGGTCTCCAAATTCGATCAAGTGAAAGTCAATGGTAAGCTGTGGGCCGTCGGACCCGTAATACATCAACGCAAGTATGCGACCCTCCTCAATTTAGTGTTGGGAGGCTGACATGCCACGTTATTCAGACGCACATCAAGATGTCTTTTCCGTGTTTGCAACTGACGCGTGGAAGGGAGAAGGTATCAATACCTACCCTTCGCTGATCGTTCCCGACAATCCGGGACAAGAATATATCAGAGTCTCTGTGGTACTCTCTGAGAACGGCCTCAACCCGTACTCCGTGAGAGGGTTACTGCTAATTGACATATTCACTGCCAGGACGAGCGGTCCCAAACGACCGATCCAGATTGCCGACACCTTGGATGAGCACATTAATGTGAAACTCGTCAAGAACTCCGTCGGCACGACACAATTCGGCAGCAGCAACTTGGGCAAACCGAGTCCGGATAAAGACAACACAGCTTTAGCACACACTCTTTATTCGGCACCTTTCAGTTACTTCGGAGAAACTTAACATGGCTCAAATTTCCTCAATCGGCGCAGGCCTCTTTTCCGACCTCGCCGTAGCAGCACCCGCAACGCCGCTGTCCGTGGCCGCGATCGCGGCTCTGGATGAAGATACTGAGTTCCAGGCGCTGTTCGCCAACGAGATTCCTTCTCAAGGCGGCACAAAGGGCGCCAACACCTTCGTACGCGTCAAGAACGTTCGAGAGTTCCCTTCCATGGGTACGCCTCCGAACGTCATGAACGTTCCGGTATTTGGCTCCAAGACGTCTCAGCAGATTCAAGGCCAGGCTGACGCTCCTTCCATGGAGATCACTCTGAACTATGTCCCCGCTGAGTGGGCAGACGATGTGACCAACATTCTGGGCTCTATGGTCGGCGACGGTAAGCAGCACATTTTCCGGTTCACTCTGCTGAACGCCGAACCGACCGGCTCCGGTGACACTAAGTATGCCTCCACTGCCGCAGGCGTAGGCACCGTCGGTAATTCGCAGTATTACTGGGTAGGTAAGTTGGAAGCGCTGCAGGTGAACCCTCAGCTGACCGATGCCAACACGGGTACCGTCACCCTGACCATCCAGTCCCAGTTCTTCGGTGCTTACACCGTCTGATTGGTTGACCCCTCTTCGGAGGGGTCTCTTTTAAATATGCAGGATATGATATGACAAATCGTCCATTCAACCGCAGTTACGTCTTGAGCCTTACGCTGAAGCATATCCGCCATGACATTGAATTCAGTATTGAAAAGACCTTGAGTCGCATTCCTGAATTCGAAGGTGACGGCCTCCGCAGTATGGAGATCATGCAGACATTGTCAGCACTCCACAGCATGAAGCGTGACGTAGAGCAGATGGCAACAACCCTCAGCAGCGGCATCCAGGGGTAATAATGAAAACTCCTACCATTCCAAATATGAACAAGGATCAAGCACCAATGTCCCAATTTAAAGCTCTCGTTTCCAAGCGTATGACCAAGCCCGTGACCTTCATGGGTGAAGAAGTCGAGATCGGCAAACTCAGTGTACGCACTGTGATGGCCATCCAGGCGGAAGCTCGGAAAGCGAAAGAAGATGAGAATGGCATGACTATGCTCCGTATGGTCATCAAGTCCTCCGTCCCTGATGCTGAAGAGCTGACGGACGATGACTTCGAATCTTTCCCGATGGATGAGTTGGGCGCACTGTCCAATGAGATCCTCAAATTTTCAGGCATCAACTCGGAGGAAGCTAAGCCGGGGGAGCCCGATTAACAGGTGAAGAACAGGTAATCTATGAGATCGCCTTTCACCTGAAAATGCCGGTTTATAAGCTCATCGAAGAAATGCCGTACGAGGAGTTGCTGGGTTGGCAAGCTTATTTCGACATTCAGCCGCCTGGGTGGCAGGAAGATAACCGCGCTTACAAGCTTCTCCAAGTGCAAGGATGCAAAGCTAAACCCGGAGAAGTGTTTCCTTCATTGGCTAAGATGATGGCTGCTGGGGGCAGGAAGGTCGAGCAAGTAGACGGCCTCTTGAAGAATCCCGGTCTCAGCGGTTCAAGCTTCCTTGATAAACTGCTGGGCGCCAGAGGAGGAGAAAAACTAGGTTATGATGAGAGTCACCCTGAAGGGGAGCCTGCTGAAGGAGTTTGACGAACTCCACCGAAAAGAAGTCGAAAGAAAGAAAAAGGAAGCCGTCGAAGCTTTGGCTGCCGCCACTCCCGTCGACACGGGGGAAGCCAGCAGAGGTTGGGAATACGATGACAAAGGCATCTACAACAATGTTGACCACATCGTAGGCCTCAATCGCGGCTCCTCGCTGCAAGCGCCATTAAACTTCGTTGAGACCACAGTTATGCAAATAAGAGGCATTGAGCCTAACGGCATAATCGTGAGAGAAACCTAAACCATCCCCACTGAGCCTGCGCTTAGTGGGGTTTAATTTCAGGAGATTACCATGTCCGGCATTCGCATTGATGCAGAATCAAAGAGCAAT